CGCGGGTCCACCGGCGGCGGGAACTCCGCCGCGGCCTTCTCCAGCAGCGCCTGCGGCCAGAGGCCGTCGATCACCGCGTGCGGAAACGGGTCCGGGTTCCACCGGGGGTCCCGGCCGGTCAGGTCACGCATCAGGAAGAACGGATGCCGACGGCGTGGACGGTGACCGAGATGGTCCCGAGCGTATTGGCCCTGACGTACCAGCGGTTATTCACGTAGTCGGGATAGCTCTCGATCAGCTGAGTCGTCAGGTTGTTCGAGTAGAGGCCACCCGAGATCGGCACATAGCCCTCCGGCAGCTCGGCATACACCAGGAAGTTGTCGCTCTGGCTGGTGTAGTCCTGCGTGACACGGACGAAATTCTGCTCGGCGATGTCGTTCTCGGTAGTGCTCATTTCTTCCTCCACCAGCCAGCCGGGTACATGGACACTCTTTCCAGCGCCTCGATCGCGGTGTCGCGCTCGAAGCGGTCGTCATTGGCGAGGCACGCCTGGATGGCGTCCAGCGGGCCGGGGTAGAACGGGCCGTCAGGCGCGAAGTCGTACAGGCCGTCCTCGACGACCAGGTAGCAGCCGGCTGTCACCAGCGGCCCGTACAGCCCGATCTCCTCGCGCACGTGGGCACTGGAATGGTCGGAGTCCAGGACGGCCATGATCTTGTCGTAGCCGCTCGCCAGCGAGCGCACGCTGGCGATGACACCTGGGTCCGTCGAGCTGCCCTCAAGCACCGTGATCCTGGCGGCCGTCCGGACGTCCGGGTGAATCCGCTCACCGTCGATGTCGATCGTCACCACATGCGGCCCGGCGTAGGAGATCCAGCTGCGGGCAAACCACATCGCGGAGCCGCCCACAGCGGTGCCGGTCTGGATGATCAGGCCCGGCTGCGTGGCCTCGATGACCCGCTCGTAGCGGTGCAGGTCTTCCAGGCCCTTCATGGCGGGCACGCCGAGCAGAAGGCAGCCCTGATCCCGCTCCATCATGGCCAGGCTCGCCTCGATGTCGAGGGGCGTGTCGATCACGAGTTCGCCGCGCTCCGCTTCTCGAACAGCGTCTTGTCGTCGGCCCAGTGCGACAGGCCGAGCTGGTAGACCTCGTCCATGTCCGCCTTCTGCCACGCCGGGTGCAGGTGCTCCACCCGCGACCCCAGCGCCGCGGCGAACACGCCGCGCTGGCGGGCCGCGGCCACGATCTCGTCGTCGACGAACATGTGGCCGTAGCCCTCATGGCACACGACGCCGGGCCCGTCCCACGACGCGCCGTGCTCGTCGATGTAGGAGCGGCGGATCAGCAGGTGCGTGGCGTGCTCGCCCGCGGTCACCCGCGGGTTGCCCAGGTCGTTGGTGCCGATCACGTGCCACCGGTCACCCGCCGTGGCCTGCGCGTGATCGAGCCAGCCGGGATGGAACACGACATCGGAGCCGGTGACGAACAGCCACGGCTCGGCGGTCTTGCCCGCGGCCAGGTTGACCTTCTGCGCGAACGTCGTCACGTCGCCGGTGATCACGTCGGCGCCCGCGTCGCGCCAGGCGCCGATCGCCTCGGCGTCGTCGGAGTGAGCGACGGCGTAACAGCGGGCCATGCCAGTCGAGGCGCGCAGCGACGCCATGAACGGCGCGGCGTGCTGCGGCCGGCCCATCACCGGGACGACCACCGCGGTCTCTGCTGCGGCAGGCGCGGCGTACAGCGCCTGCCAGTGGTCCGGCTCGGCCAGCCAGACGCGCTTGAGATGCGACGAGCGGACGCCCGTGTGCACGTAGAGCGGGATGCCCAGCGCGCCCGCGCGGGCACAGAACGACAGGTCCTCGCCGATGAGCTGGCCGGTCGTCGGGTTCGGCGCCATGTCGTACCAGCACGGGCCGTGCTGCGCGGCGATCCGGGTGAACACCGACCGGTGGATCAGGATCAGCGCCGAGCCGGTGCCCGCGCAGCGGGTCAGGGTGTTGACCGGGTAGCCGAACCGGGCGGCGAAGCCCTCCTGCCCGCTGGCCAGCCGCTTCCAGTCGAAGATCGTGGGCGTCGGCGAGCAGCGCCAGCCGCCCATCCCGTCCCCGTCGGTCTCGGTCTGGCTGAAGCACAGGCCGCCGACGATGGGCCGCTCGGCCGGGTCAGCGGCCTCCAGCAGCTTCTCGGCCGCGTCCGCGGGGAATCCCATGTCGGTGTCGATCCACAGCAGCCACTGCGCGTCGCGGCCGGACAGGAACTCGGTGATCGTCTTGTTCCGGGCGGCGACCAGGCCCGCGGCGCCGCACCGCATCGCGATGTACCCGCCGCGGATGACCCGGGCATGGCGGGTCATGTCGTAGCCGATCAGCTCCGTCATCGAGTGGTGCCAGGAGTAGGCGACCTCGTTGGAGTGGACGTAGGCGACGGTGACCGCGTCGCCGGGCGACTCCTGCTGCGTCACCGGGCCGCCCGCGAGCGCTCCGCCTGCGACCGGGACCGCACCCGCGAGGTCATGGCCGCGCTGGACTCGTCATTCTCCAGCGGCGGGCCATCAGCATCCGGCGGGATCGTCAGGCACTCCGGCGGCTCGCCCGACCAGGCCAGCCCGTACCGGCAGTCCCGCGTGAACAGGTCCGGCCGCGCGACCACCAGCGGGTCACTGGCCAGCCAGTGAGAGCCGCCCTGGATGGTCACCGGTGAGCCCAGGTCGTTCACCACGGCCGTCGACTTCGCGAACACATGATCCAGGATCACTCGAACCCCAGATCCGCCAGGCGGCTGCGCGCGTCCCGCTCGGCCGCCTCCGCCGCCGGGTCGGCAGCCGCGTGCGACTCCCGGATGAACGCGAGGTTCTGCTGGGCGGTCTGCAGGTCGCCGAGCACCTTGTGCACCTCAGGGTTACCCGACTCAGACGCCCGGGCCAGCGGCGGCCGGGATACGGCGCGCTGCTCGCCGGGCGCCGCGGACGCGGCTTCCACGGGCTTCTTCGGCGTAGCCATCAGGAATCTGCCTTTCGGTGAGTCCCGCCGCGAGGCGATGGAGGAAGCCCCGCGGCGGGAGCGCCGGCTAAGCGTTGGTCAGGAGGCGGAAGCCCAGGTCATTGGCGCTGTTGCCGCCGATCCTGGAGTAGGCGAACCAGCCGCGGGAGCCGGTCGGCCGGTTCGATGTGACGTCGAACAGCTGCGGCACCAGCTCGACGGACATGCCGCCGCGCCTGGCGATGACGTAGTTGCTGAAGTCGCCGACGACCGCGAGGCCGATCGGGGTCGTGGTGTTGGTGGTGTTGTCGGGCATGTACGGCGACTCCCGCACCGACCGGCGGAACAGGGTGTCCGCCCAGTCCTGCGGCAGGTTCACCGTGTACGCGTGGTAGACGTTCGCGGTGCCCAGCTGGCGGATCGCGTTGTTCGTCGCCACGCTCATCAGCCAGGTGGCGTTCCGGCGGAACCGCTGCGGCAGCGCCTGCCACACCTTGTACGGGTCCGGCGCGCCGACCGTCCCGCCCGTGGTCAGCGTCACCCGCACGTTCGTGTTCGCCGACAGGGCCGTCAGGATGCCCGTCGGCTCGCCCGAGCCGGTGCCCGCGCCGCGGGTGAACTTGTCCACCAGCAGCTCGTCATACCCGGCCGACAGCAGCGTGGCCATCTCGTCGGCGAAGCCCGGGTAGTCCTGGCCCAGCTCGATCGAGTAGGGCAGGAACCCGCGGGCCATGTACACGTTGACCGTCGGCTGCGCCAGGGTCGGCGAGTCATCCGACACCGCCGAGCCCTCCGCGTCGAACGACCAGGTGACACCGGCCGAGGAGACGCCCTTCCACGCGTTGGTGTTGACGTCCACCTGGCGGCACAGCTCCAGGAACGGGTTGTCGGTGCCCTGCGCGGTCATGATGATCGACGGGTCGATGAACACCGGGATGCCGAACCCGCCGGCGGTGGTCGTGCCCTCGGACATGGCCCGGTACTCGTTGTATGCCTGGACGGCGACACGCTCGGCGTCGGTGAGCATGGCCGCGGCATGCGGGTCGGTGACCAGCTTCTGCCACGCCGTGCGGTAGGCGTCATTCTCGGTGACCAGGATCCGCCGGGCGATGTCGGTGGACTTGCGGACCAGCCGCTCCACCTCGTCCTTCTGGTCCGAGCGCAGGTGCGCCGAGTTGGTCCGGTCGTCCAGGACGCGCAGCGCCTGGTCGCGGGCCTCCGGCACGGACATGCGCCGGACCGCGCCGAACGGGTCATCGGAGGCACCGTGCGCGGCCGAGGCGATCGCGGCCTGCACCGCCTGCGGGCGCCGCTTGAAGACCTCCTTGATCTGCCGGTCCTCCTCGATCCTGGCGTTGGCCAGGTCGCGGAGCTTCAGGCCGTAGGCGAATGCCTTCTGCTCGGCGGGGGTCTTGTCCCGCAGCTCGCCGGTCTTCTCGTCCTGGTGGATGGACCGCAGGTGCGCGTCCAGGACGTCGACGAACGTCTGCAGCTCGACGGGGGTCTTGCCCCGCAGCTCCTCCGGGTAGCCGGCGTTGGCCTTCAGGTCGGCCGGGTCCTTGCCGCGCAGCTCGGGCAGGATCTCCAGGGTGCCGGTGTCGTCGTTGTCAGCCATCTAGATCTTGACTCCTTCGATGCCGCGCAGGGCGAGTGCCTCGCCGTCGCGGCGGAAACGATCGGACAGGATGGGGTCTGGCTCCGCGCGCTGTCCTGGCGCGTCACCTGCCCGGTCGCTCGCCGCCCTGGCACTCGCCTGGGGCCGCCCGATGACCGGAAGCTTGTCGAGCACTGACCGCACGCTGGCGGTCGTCGGCTCATACGCCGGGAACACCACCGGCCCGAGCTCGGGAACGCTCACCGAGGACAGGGTCCGCAGCGGGACATCGCCGCTGCGGTCTGCCCAGGACTCGCCGCCGTCGTCCACGGTGAACCGGAACGACATGCCGGTCAGCGCCTTGTCGCGGACCGCGTCCCGGACCGGCTGGATCAGCCAGTTATCGGTCAGCCGGGCCGTGATGTACAGGCCCGCCGGGTCCTCGCGCGCGTCGGTGATCCGGCCCAGCGGCATCGAGCCGATCAGCGGGTGCTTCCCGTGGTCGAACATCAGCACCGGGTACTTCCCGCCGACGATGGCGCGGAACGCGCCGGGCGCGATCTGCTCGTCGAAGTCCTCATCCCAGCCCTGGATCCGGGCCGGGGTGTCATACACCGCGGCGTAGCCCTCGAAGGTCAGCCCGTCGCCGTTCTCCTCAGCCGAGGCCACGTCGAACGGGACGGTGCGGAACTCGCCGTCAGCCGGGGCGCTGTTGCCCTCGCTGATCTCGATGCCGAACTTCTTGCACGCCGCCATGATCCGGGCCTTCACCGAGGACAGCGACACGCCGTTCATCGGGTACTTCGCCGCGTTGTCCGCCTGGTTGATGTACGACCAGGCCGCCTTGGCGTGAGCGGCCGTGTCGATCGGGTACTTGCCGTTCTTCGGATCGGCGTACGCGACGTCCCCGTAGGGCTTCTTCGTGTTCGACGCCATTGCCGCCTCCAGTGCACTCGGCCACGCCAAAGATGATGTTGAGCGGCTACGTGCCTTGATTCGCTACCTGCTTGCCGTCGGCTGACGGCACCCGGCCGTTCTCGGGGGCAACGGGCGGGACGGGCACGCCGGCGCCGGTGGGCTGGCTGGGACTCTCCGCACCGGGCTCCGGCTTGCGGGGGCTCTCGGCCCCCGGCTCCCACAGCTGAACCGACACGAGCCCGGTATGCCGCAGTAGCAGGACGTCCTGCCCGCTGACCGCGGCGATCGCCGATTCCGGGGTGAAGCCTTCCTTCACGTAGCCGTTGATCGTGGTCGCCTTGACAGCCTCGATCTCCGCGGCGTCCTTCGCGTCCTCGCGCAGGATCGGCATGTCCGCCGTGTCGAACCACAGTTCCGCGTCAGCCGGGACGCTCACCAGCGGCGCCATGGTCGACGCCAGGTCCTGCAGCGTCGGGAAGATCCACGAGTCGCCGAACAGGCGCCGGGCCGCCGAGAAGTTCCCCGCGTTCAGCGACGACCCGGCCAGGCCCTCGCTGATGCCCAGCAGCGCCGCCGGCACCCGCGACAGGAACGAGATCCGCGTCTCGCCGCCCGCCAGCAGCCCCCGGTAGTCCAGCTCCGTCATGTTCGAGCCGACGACCGTCGCGTCAGCCCCCGCCGTCAGGTACAGCGTCCGGTAGGCGTTCGCCACGCCCGCGTGCCGGTCCTCCAGCATGTCGACGACCTTGTCGAACTGCTCCTTGGTCGCCGCAGTGATGCCCTTGACCACCAGGTTCGGCGTCGCCCCGTTCGAGAAGTACGTGATCTTGTGCTGGGAGGCAAGCATGTCGCCCTGGATCTCCCGGATCGCCGGGGTGATCCACGACATGCCCAGCCCCGCGTTCAGCGGATCCGCCAGCGGCATCCAGTGCGCCACCGACGACACCGGCAGCGTCTGCAGCGGCGCCTGGTTATCCGGCCGGATGCCGCCGTTCTGGTAGACATAGCCCAGGATCTCCCCGTCCAGGGCGTGCGCCGGGTCGTCGGGCTCGCGCTGCGACCCGTAGACGATCGCCGTCCAGTCCGGGCGGATCACCCGCAGCCGCGCCTGCTGCTGCCAGCTGGTGACGAACGCGTTGCCCGCCAGGCCCGCGTGCCACTCCATCCGCCTGATCAGGTCGCCGGTCGTGCCGTTCGGCCACGGCCGCTCCAGCAGCGACAGCGCCTGCGTGCCGAACATCCGCCGCGGCGTCCGCGACCAGCGCACGTTCCGGAACGTGAACCGGGCCTGCGACAGGACCAGCGCGCGGACCAGCTGCGCGGCGAACGCCGGCGGGCACGCCTTCACCGCCGCCGTATGGCCCGGCAGGTCGCCGGTGAACTCGCGGGCCTTGTTCTGGCCGTAGGAGAACTGCGGGCCGCCGAACGGGTAGACGTGGCCGCCGAAGGTGAACTGGTTCACCATCCCCGACGGCAGCAGGTACTCGCTGATCCACTGGTCGATCGAGGTCCGCGCCTCGCCGCCGCGGCCACGGGCGCGGGCATTCACCCGGTCAAGGACGCCCACAGATGGCCTCCCTCGACCTGGTCAGATTGCCGCCTCCGGTCAGGACAGCGGTGCCCGTGCCTGCGCAGCCCTGGCGGCCTGCCACCCCTCGATGACCGCGCTGCCGCACCATGCCGCGGCGAGCCATGCCACCGCGAACGCCTTGTAAGTCGCCCAGCCCAGCCCGAACAGCACCGCGGCGATGACAGTCAGCGCCGCGCGCCCCGGCCGGGCGCGGTGAGCGCGCGCGGTGATGTTGTCGACCGGGATCCGGTCCAGCACGGTCATGTGGGCTCCTATCGCCAGCTGCCGAAGAACGGGGTGTCCCTGACGCCGTGCGTCATGAACCCGTGCCGCGCCAGCGTCACCGCCTCCAGCGGGCTGATATCCGCGGCCGACTTATCTCTTGACCACGCCCACGCATCCGCCAGCGGGCGCGTCCCGGCAGCAGCTGCCGCATCGGTCAGGGGCTTCTGGCCCAGGTGCCGCCACCGGTCGTTCTTCACGTCCTCGGCCAGCGCACCGCACGCCTGCGCATACTCACGCATGCCCGTCACCTGAAGAAGTCGCTTGCCGGGCTCTGGCTTAGTCCGGTACCCGCGCTCGATGAGCTCCTTCTCGAACGCTGGCGCAGCCCCGCCGCCGTTCATCACCAGCACGCACGGATCCCACTTGTCCGTTAGCTCCAGAAGCCTGCCGATCAGCCACGCGGTGCCCGGCTGCGGCGGGTCCGTCAGCTCGCCGTGCCCGCGGCCGTCCGGCCGCCTCCCGCCGACAGCTACCGACGCGGACGCGCCATCCCGCTCCATGCTGAACGCCAGCGCCACCCGGCCCTCGATTTGCGACGCAGTGTCAGCGGATGCCGCCCAGTCGGCCTCGCTGATCTTCTGCCACGTATCCGCCACGCCCTTAGGCACCCACTGATTCAGGTACGGACGCTTGAACTCATTCAGCCTGCCGCTGTCCCTGGCCTTCTCGTACTCAGCCCGGATCGCATCCTCGGTGATCGTGTAACCCAGCGCCGGCATGCACCCGTACCAGGTAGTCGGGTCACCGGGATCCGCATCCTCCGGAGCCGACCACTCGAAGTACGCCAGGCCGCTCTGCCGCCCGTCAAGTACCGCCATGCGGCCCAGCGCGACCTTGTCAGCCAAGTACGGCGAGCCATCCAGCCAGCCCGCCGTCGAGATCCACGCCAGCAGCTTGTTGCGCCGCGTGATCATCGCTGGGCCGAACGCCTGCTCCAGCCGCCAGTCCTGATGGGCGAACGCCTCATCCTCGTACGCTTCGTCCACCGTCGGGCCATGGCCGGCCTTCTCCGTCGACGACTCCAGCCCGAACCGGGAGCCATTCGGGAACCGGACGTGCTCATTCCCGTTACCCAGATGCGGCCGTATCCGCGCCCGGAACGCCGCCGACGCCTTCAGGTCCGCGAGGAAGTCCTCTTCCCACTTCTCCCGGGCTTTCTGCCTCGTCTGCGCGGTATACACCACGTGCTGGCGCGATCCGAAGAAATTCGTCGCCGAGCAGCGATGCGCCGACTTGGCCTCGATCCACGTCGACTTACCGGACTGCCGCGGGACCGTGAGCCCCATCTCCTGATACGCCAGGCGCCCCGTCGCCGGGTCGATCTCCATGACCACGTCAGCCACGTACTGCTGCCACGGCATGAACGGCTTGCCGAGCTTGCGGGCCGTCGCGCCGACAGCAGGCCCGAGCGTCGCACGGTCAGGGTTCCTCGCGGTCCCGAACCTCGGCGGGCAACTCAGGGACGGATAGCTCGTCAGCAAGATCGTCGCTGCCATCGACCGCCAGCCTGCTCAGCTCCATCAGGTTCGCACGGAGTTCCCGGTTAACTGCGGCCGTCGCCAGCCCCGCACCCTGATCAAGCTGGCGAGCCAGCGCGAATGACATCTCGGCTAGCGCCTCGCCCATCGGGTGCGCCGACATCAGCGCGCCGACATCAGCGCGGACCTTCCGCTCAACCACCCCCGGCCGCACGCGGCCGTCGGTCGCCTTGCGCGGCGTCCGGTTCCCGGACTTCGGGGGACTGGTCACCATCCGTGTCCCCCCTCCTACGCTGGAGAGTTTTTCTAAATGACTGCGGG